TGCTCGCAAACAAGGTCGAGCAAGCGCAGATCCTCGTAGACACGGCACGCACGATGGCGCGTCGGCTCGACGATCCGAGCGTGAAGGTCAAGATGTCCGACCTAACGCGACCGGACGAAGACTGCGAGTTCAACGCATTGACTTCGCGCGAGTCATCGCTTGACGGGTTGAACCCGTCGTTGTGGATCGCCGACGAAGCCGCCGAGTACCGCGGGAGCGTGCTCAACAAACTCATCACGACGGGCATGAAGCGGAAGGAAACGTTGGGCGTGATCATTTCGACGCCCGGCAGCAACACGGAAAGCCACTACGAGACGCTGTGTTCCGGCGCTCGTGCCGTGCTGTCGGGCGAGGCTGAAGACGATGCGACGTTCGCCATGCTCTACGGCATTGATCAGAACGACGATATCGCCGACGAAGCGGCGTGGCCGAAGGCCAACCCCGGCATGCAGTACGGCCAGCCGGACGCGGCGAGCATCCGGCGCCTGTACAACACGATGAAGCGTGACCCGGGCCAGCGCTCAGAGTTCTGCCGCTATCACTGCGCTCGACTCAACGAGGACGTCGGCGGGTGGCTTGATATGTCGTACTGGCCGCTGGCAACCGTGGTCGATTGGGCAGAGCAACGCAAGCGTCAAGCGTGGGTCGGCATTGACTTGAGCAAGTCGCTTGACATGTCGGCCGTCGTGGTCGCGATTCCGCAAGAGAGCGGCAACATCCTGCTCCGTGGCCACTACTGGTGGCCTCGCGCCAACGTGGCGCAGCGCGAACTGGACTACCGCATGCCGATCCGACGCTACGCCGACGAAGGCAAGATCAATCTGACGCCAGGCGCCGAGATCGACCACGAAGCCATCGCACAGAAGATGGCCGAGATCATCGCGGAATTTGACGTGCAACTTGTCGGATATGACCGCTGGGGAGCGTCGTATCTTGCGCAGCGGCTCGCCGAGATAGGTGCGCCGATCCAAGCCTACAGCATGGGTTCGAGCACGTTCGCGCCGGGCTGCCAGCTGTTTCAGAACTTGTGGGTAGGTCGCAAGTTGGTAATCGGCGACGATCCGATCTTGCGCCGAGCGTGCGCCGAAGCCATTCCGCGAACGGGGATGACCGGCTACGTGCGGCCGGAAAAGCCTCGCGACCACAGCGCCATTGACCCGTTGGTAGCGTCGATCATGGCTGTGCATTGCTGGGGGGGGAAACGCAGCAGTTGTTACGAAACCGAAGTTTAGTCCGAGACACGACGGCCGAAACTTGTCGCAATGCGCAACATGTTGCGCAGTCTGCTACAGCGTTGGTTGGGCCACTGGGGCACGCACGGCGTGATCCTCCCGACGTCGTTTGACGTCGCGGGCATGCCCACGATTACGCCGGGCACGGCGCTCGCCTACACGCCTGTTTACCGCGCGGCTTCGCTGATCGCCAACGACGTGGCACGTGTACCGCTCGACGTGAGCGAGCGCACTGCGAACGCGTTGTTGCAGCAACCGAACCGCTGGCAAAACGGCTTTGAGTTTCGCCGCTCGCTCACGATGCAAGCGTTGCTATACGGCAACGCGTTTGCCGTGATCAACCGCACGCTCGGTGGCGAGTTGCTTGAGTTGTTGCCGCTCGACATCGAAAGCGTTTCGCTTGATCTCACGAAGCCCGAGCCCGTCTACAAGACGCGGCTCTATGGTGACGTGCCGATGTCCTCGATGCTGCACCTTCGAGCCGTCGGCCTAGACGGCTTGTGGGGAGAATCGCCAGTGCGCTTGTGCCGCACGTCGTTGCAGATTCTCGCAGCACAAGAGAACTCGCAACTCGAGGTTATGAAGAACGCCGGCAACCCGAAATTGGCGTTCGTGCATCCGGGCCCGCTCAGCGAAGGTGCTCGGCAGTCAATCAGCGAGAAGTTCTTGCAGCATCATGCGGGCGCTGAGAACGCGGGCAAGCCGCTCGTGCTCGCCGAAGGCATGCGCGTCGAGCGGATCAGCAGCACGCTCGATGACGCTGGCATCGCCGCGGCTCGACGTTACAGCGTTGAAGACGTTTCGCGCATCTATGGCGTGCCGACGTCGTACCTGAGCGAGCACAGCGCGAACGCCTACGGCTCGATGGAATGGCTTTCACGCATGTACGTGGACGCGTGTTTGCAGCACTGGTTCAGCACGTGGGCGGCCGAGATCGTTGCGAAACTCGCACCGTTCGGCTCGGCGACGTTTGACAGCGACATGATCTCTCGGCCGTCGCTCGCCGAGCAAATGGCTGCGCTGCGCACTGGCGTCGAGTCCGGCGTGATTACGCGCAACGAAGCGCGTGAGTACCTGAACCTTGCGCCGCTCGACGGGCTCGATGATCCGATCCTTGCAAAGAACATGGGCACGGGCGGCGGTCAAACCAACATCGGCGCTGACACCAGCGCGGGGAGCGTCGATGACTTCGCTTGAACGTCGCAGCGTCACCATCGGTGCACCAGCGGGCCGCACGTTGTCGGGCCTCGCGATTCCATACGGCAAGTGGAGCCGCGAAATCTCCGAGCCGTTCAACCCGCAGTTTCGTGAGCGAATCACCCGCGGCGCATTTGGCGACCTGGCGGGCGCTGACATCAAACTGCTCTTCAACCACAACGCGAGCGCGTTGCTCGCTCGCACGCGTAGCGGCACGCTCACGCTCAACGATACCGCGAGCGGGCTGCGCTTCACCGCGGATCTCGCCGAAACGAGCGTCGGCAACGACGTGCGTGCGATGCTCGAGCGCGGCGACTTGAGCGGCGAAATGTCGTTTGGTTTCTACGTCGATCGCGACGAGTGGAACCCGCGACGCACCGAACGCACTGTCACTGCCGCGCGGCTCGTCGAGCTCAGCGTGGTTGTTGACGCTGCCTACGGCGACAAAACCAATTCGAGCCTGCGGAGCGTGTCCGCGGCTGCAACGGAGGCCGCCCGTCTGCGGCTCGAAATCCACAAGCACAGGATGAAAGACCATGTCTGAAGAGTTGACCAACCTCGAAAACACCGTTCACGAGTACCGCAAGACCCTCGACGCGTTCTCCGCTCGCACTGGTGCAAAGACGCACCACGTTGAGATCCGCGGAAGCGGAGAAGAGCGCGAGAAGATCGCGCGTATTGATGCCGACCTTGACGCCGTCGAGCGCATGAACCAAGACCGCTTGGCGCTTCGAGCTGCACAAGAGCGCTTGAAGCAACTTGAAGAGGAACGCTCGCAACCGCAGTTCCGCGGCGTTGTCGCACGTGCCGACGTTAAGCACGATCTCGCGAGCCCTGAGTACGCAAAGCGTTGGCTGATGGCTGTCGCGCGTGGCGACGCCGCAGAAATGCGTGCGCTTACCACTAGCACCTCGGGCGCTGGCATTCCGACCGACATGGAGCGCCGCATTGTTGAGAAAATGTACCAATCGAACGTGTTGCGCCAAATCGCGCCAGTGAGCACGATCGACAGCAAGCGCACCATTACGGTTGAAGGAAGCCTTCCAACTTCGGCATGGGTTGCCGAAGCAGGCGGCATCAGCGCGTCCGATCCAAGTTTCGGAACTGCGATTTCGGTTGTCGCACGCAAGGCGGTGTGCCGTACCACGATGTCGCAAGAGTTCATTGAAGACGCCATCGGCCAGGGCGGCATCGGCAGCGGGCTTGACTGGGTTGCAACTCGCATCGGTCTTTCGCTCGGTTTGCTGATGGAGCAAGCCTATACCGTTGGAAATAGTGCAGCCGGTACTCCCGAGCCGCAAGGAATCGCGTTTACCGGTTTGATTAGCAGCAAAACAAACCTCGGTACGTTGGCAGCGGTTACAACGGTCACCGCCGACAACGTCATTGATACCGTGCACCTTGTCGCGCCGCAGTACCGCAACTCGCCGCGGTTCCGTTGGCTCTTCTCCGATACGTTCCTCCGCGTCGCTCGCAAGTTGAAGAACAGCGTGACGACTAGCGGCGCCACGGAGTACATTTGGACGCAAGCACCATCGAATGCTCAAACGATGGTCGGCGGCGCTCCGGGTTTGCTTTACGGCGTGCCGTACAGCATCGGTCAGTACGTGCCAACGGACGGATCAGTCACGGAAGGAACTGTTTATGCCGTCGTCGGCGATTTCAACTACTTCGAAATCTTTGACCGCACTGGCATGACATCGTTGATCGACCCGTACAGCGGCGCCGCAAACCACAACGTCAACTTGTACACGTACGCTCGTACAGACTCGAAGTTGATGCTGAACGAAGCGTTCGCTGCAATCACGTCCTGAGCATTTCTTACCTTTCGCTCGCGCTGGGGGGAAACCCCCGGCGCGGGTTTCATGGCAGCGACACCCATACCAATCGACATTCTCAAGACGCGGTTGCGCATTGACGTGACCGCTGACGATGTCATTCTTACAACCTTGTGCATTGCGGCTGGCGAGTTGTTGGAGCGTGAACTTGGCATCGGGCTTGCAAGCGAAACGCGCACGGCCAAACTCGACAAGTGGCGGCGTTTCA